AAATATTGAAATAAGATTCAGTTTTCTCTTCTGGTGAAATATTATCTGCATACTCAAATAATTTAAATACAGAAGCATATACTTTGTAATTTGGAACTCTAGATGCAAAAAAGTTTTGAACTGAATAATTTTCTTGAATCTGTTTTATTAAATTATATTTTTCTCGTCTTAATGCAGAATTATTTAAATTTGTCCTTCTTTTCAAAACCTCTGTAATAAAATAGTCTGCCTTTTTATCATTTTTATACCTTTCAGACATTAAAAGATTATATAAACCTAATTCTCTACCTAACTCCGTCCTTTCATTAAAAAACTTTTTAATCAATTTGACAGCAGAGCTATTATCCCCATCATTCAAAATATCCGATGTGATTTGTCTTAATAAAAACTCAAAAATTAAACCAGTATTTTTATATTTAGAGTGCTTAATTCTCTTGTAATTCATACTGTATCTCTCCAATAATTAACAATAAACTTTTACATAAAAATTCTCATATATAAATATATAAAGAAGACAATTAAATTCAATTATTCTTCTATATTTTCATCTTCTATTAAAGATTCTTCATTTAATATACCAGCTTTTAATGTATTTTTACCATATTTTTGTTTCAATGATTTCAATAAACCCTCTCTAGCTACTAATGTTGCACCTTTTGATGTAGCTAAAGGTGATTTACCCTTAAATTCTCTCTTACCATTTTTACTTTTTTTGTACTTTGTAGCTTTCGCTAAATCTTCTGCAGTTGCACCATTGGGATTCACATCTTTTTTAAGTCTATCTTTCTCACTTCCACCCCAATCTTCAGATGTTGGTGCACCGCCCATAGCTCCAAATTGCCCGCCCATAGCTCCGGAAGCGGCACCACCACCACCCATTGCATCCATACTCTTCTCACCAGTTTCTGCAGGATCATTACCTTCCATAGTAATTTGTTCCATCCTGAATGCTTGTTTTTGATCTTCAATTACACCATCAAATACTTCTTTTTTCTCATGTTCATTCAATTCAAATATAGTATTATAAATCCATTCACGAGAAAATAATTTGCCTTCCATTAGACTACTTGCAATTTCAACTTGTTGAGTTAATAATTCTAACTTTTCTTGCATATGAATCATTGATGGATTTGTTAACTCTAATTTAAAATCAATTAAATCTGAATCTACGAATCCTTGAGTATATAAATGGACAATAGCTACTTTTTCCAATTCCGCTACAATTATCTTCTGTAGTCTTTCTATTGTTCTTGCAAATCTAACATCTTCAGCTGCTAATGTTGCTTTACTACCAACACCTTCCTCATAACCCAAAAATGCTTTTGGTATACGAAGTGCCGCCATTAATTTGTTTCTAACATATTCTATATCTTCAATCTGACCATCGTTAGACAAACCTTGTAAAGTTTCTATACTTGTTCCACTATCACCACCACGAACTGGTAAGAAGAAATCTTCTGTTACTGATTCTACATTATATCGAAGATTATATTCACCTGTATTTTGATCAATAACAGGTGTTTTTTTCATCTTATT